ATTCTTGGGATCAACCAAGAAATCTGATAACGGCTGAAAGGAAACCAACCCACGATTAACCAAAATTCCCGCAAAGGAAATTAAGGAATAAGCGTAGGAAGGGATCGGACCTCACGAAGGCCCAGTGATAGCCTTAAAGGCTCTCAAAGGTGCTTTTACATGACGGCGGGACACTATATCCGCCGCCATGCACGAGCGCCCGATGAGTGAATCAAAGGAACGAGCCATTCGTCAAGAGAAAGGGGAAACTTCCTCTTTTCCGATCGAAACTCGTTTCGCAAATTCAATCACAGGTCGAGAGGGTGCTAGAAGAGATTTAGATTGATTACATTTAACATCAAGATAGCTTTCCATTACTAACAAGTACTGGTCTGCAACCTTTCTGTCAAAAATAACAATATCATCTCCTAGCACTTCATAACATTCATACCATTTATCTTCTTTATAAATGTTTGTACAAATATATTGAAGAATAAGATGATGGCAGAAGTTAAGCATCGCTCATGAAGAATAAGCACCCATTGGTTGACCAACGGAGTATTGTAATTCTTGTCTCTCCACGTTATGTCGAGAGACAGGTAAAACATACTTCCGCTTCACCAATAAGTCAGCTCATGCTTGACCATATGTAATACCGGTATCATAACCTGAACACTCAATGTGTCCAAATAACGAATCCAGTATTGCCGACTGCAATTGAATAGGTAATCTATCCGTTGCAGCCGATAGGTCAAAGCATCAAGAGTGACCATAAATTATTGCTTTCTCTCGAGCTCGGAGAAACCCGACGTCTTGATTGTGAGTTGAATCATTTGGTAACAAATGAAACAACTTAAACAACCAATCATGCAAAGGTTTAAGTACGGATTGAGTCCATACATCAACCATTGCAAAGACTCGGATCTTTCCTGCCGCTTCTTCCTTTAATGCTAGTTGCCCAATAGGCATCTTCGAAGCTGGATCAGCTCCGAATTTGCAATTGGACAACGGAACTTCAGAAGGAATAACCTTACTATTGATCAATTTGAGAGTCTCAAATCAATCATAGTAAAGGCTAAACTGCCCGAAGTTAGCAAACTGGAAGAAAGGCGGGAAATTCTCAAGGTTCTTCGCATCACTAAGGAATCCCTTTCAGGAGACCGTAGATGATGGCGAAGCCTTTTGAATATGAGCTAGACCAAGACTGGCCTTGGGTTCAAAGTCCTGTGTAAACAGAGAGGCAAGCCGTTTAGAATTACTAAACAGCCATGCGCTCATTTGCACAAGGAAATCTTTGTTCCCGCCATACGGAGCCGTAATGGTTTCTAACTTTG